CTCTCCAACGCTAGAACTAAGGCCATGACTACCCCGCACCAAAAGCCGCGCAAGACTGCACGTTCCCGAACGAATCCGAGCGAATCTAAACAAACTCGGAACGTTCCCGAGCATTTCCATACAAATCGGGAGGCCGTCGAAATGACGATCGAGATCCTTCACGGCCTCGGACGGCTCGAGAAGATCGACTCGGCGACCGTCACGATGACGCGGCTTCTAGCGTCTGCCGTGGACGAGACTCCTAACTCCTACGGGCTATGGAAGCAGTACCGGGAAGCACTCATTCAACTTCGAGCGATAGGTGATTCAGATGACCAAGACTTCGCCGCGTACATGGAACAACTCGACGCCGCGTTACGCGATACCCCGCCGCCCGGAGCGTAAAACCCGAGGCGCGGAAGTAGCCGCGATCGGACGCCATCTCGGGCTACCGCTTATGCCGTGGCAGGCCGACGTCTGCGATGTCGCACTCGAACTCGAAGACGGACGACCCGTCTACCGGGAAGTCGTGCTTACGATCCCACGCCAGTCCGGGAAAACGACGCTAATCCTCGCCCTTGTATTGCACCGGGCGCTCAGATGGGGAGGCCCGCAACGAATCGCCTACACCGCGCAGACGGGCCACGACGCCCGACAGAAACTCCTCGACGACTGGGTCCCGCTAATCGAGCGTTCCGCGTTTGCGCCGCTCGTAGAGCGCGTCTACCGCGCCAACGGCGACGAGGCGATCATCTTCAAGAACGGCTCCCGCGTCGAAGTGCTCCGTAACTCCATCTCGGCAGGCCACGGACGAACCCTCGATCTAGCGATCATCGACGAAGCATTCGCCGACGAAGACGACGTCCGCGAACAAGCGCTACTCCCGACGATGGCAACCAAACCAGCCGCACAACTCCTCGTCGTCTCAACCGCCGGGACGGATCGTTCGCTCTACCTAAAGAGAAAAGTCGATCAAGGCCGCGCCGCAGTCGAAGCCGCCAACGATCGCGGAACCGCGTATTTCGAGTGGAGCGCCGAACCCGACGACGACCCATTCGACCGAGACGTATGGGCGCGATGTATGCCCGCGCTCGGACTCACGATCCAAGAAGCCGCAGTCGAACACGCTCTCTCGGCGATGACCATAAACGAGTTCCGCCGCTCCTATCTGAACGTATGGAGCACCGTATCGGAGCAAATGATCCCGGCAAAAGTGTGGCAAGCCTGCACGAACGCCAAGATCGCGCCAGTAGGAGCGCTCTCATTCGCCGTCGACGTGGCCCTCGACCGCTCGAGCGCGTCGATCGCGGTAGCCGACAAGGACGGCAACATCGAACTAATCGAGAACCGGGAAGGCGTCTCGTGGGTACAGAACCGCGCCCTCGAGTTGTATCGCCGCTGGAAAGGCGCGATCGTCGTAGATGGATACGGGCCAGCCGGAAGCCTCGTAGATCCGCTGAAACAAATAGGCGTCCCGGTCGTCACCTACAAAACCTCGGACGTGACCGCCGCTTGCGCCCTCTTCTACGACGCCGTCCTCGACCGTCAACTCCGCGCCAAGTCAGACGATCGACTCGACAAGGCCGTAAACGCCGCCATGCGCCGCAACGTCGGACAGACGTGGCTATTCCAACGAAACACCGCCGACGCCGACATAACGCCGCTCTACGCTTCCGTCTTCGCATGGCATCACGCGACACACCGAACAAAGTCCGATAAACCACGCTCCGCGATCTATTAGGATAGAAACGATGGGACTACTCCGCCGCGTACTCGACTCGATCTCGATCGACACCCGTAACACCGCATTCACCAGCACATACCCGAACGTCTACGTCGACGCGGCAGGCCGCATGACGACACACTTCGCCGACGTGAACGCGGGAGTTTGGGTAGACACCTCCACCGCGCTTAGCGTCCCCGGTATTTGGCGCGGCGTAACACTCATCGCAGACGCGATCGGAGCGCTTCCCCTCCACGCTTACCGCTCCGAAGAATACGTCGACCCACAGCCGTCCATCCTCGAACGACCAGTCGCAACCGAGACACGCATCGAAACGATCTCCGCGATGGTCGCCGCGCTACTCATCCACGGAAACTATGTCGCGATCCTCGGGCCACCCGGATCGAACGGCTACCCCGAATCATTCTTTCCGGTAGATCCAGCGAAGGTAGGAGTACGTCGAGAGAACGGTTCGATCGTCTACCGCGTGAATAACGTCGACTACGACTCGAGCGAGATCCTTCACATAAAAGGCTTCTCGCTACCGGGCGAACTCGTCGGCTATGGCATCCTCGCCGCGCAACGCCAAGCGATCGGCGGCGCTATCGCGACACAAACCTATTCGCAGAGATACTTCAACGGAGGCGCAGTCCCACCCGTCTATCTCGAATCTGATAATCCGGATCTCACCCAAGACGAAGCGTCCGCACTAAAAGCCGCGTGGCTCCAGTCCTACGGTGGAATAAACATGAGCCCGCCAGTCTTCAACGCCTCTACCCGACCGAAGACGCTCGCCATCACGCCCCGCGACTCACAACTTCTCGAGGCCCGCCAGTATTCGCTAACCGAGATCGCCAACATGATCGGCCTCCCCGCCTACTACCTCGGAGCACCGAACTCGAGCCGCACCTACTCGAACGTCTCTGAGGAGAATCTCCAACTAGTGCGGTGGTCACTTATGCCTTGGATTTCTCGTATCGAGCAGAAGATGACGGACTACATCCCACGCGGACAAGTAGCAAAGTTCAACGTCGACGCACTCCTCCGCCCGGACACTAAGACCCGTTACGAGGCTCATGCGATCGCACTGGATAAAGGTTTCCTCACGATCAACGAGGTACGCGAACTAGAGAACCGCGAGCCGTTGGACGAGACGATCTCCGAGGAACCCAAACCCGCCGAGATCGTGAACGATCCATCGCAAGAGATGGAAGAGCCCGAGGACATGGAAGATTACGAGGACGACACCCTAGAATCGGAAGATAACGATGTTTGAGAACCGCTCCTACGAACTAGATCTCGAAGTCCGCGCCGAAGGCGACGGTCGTACTATCTGCGGAATCTGCGTCCCGTATAACGTCGAGCAACGCATCCACGCCGGGCTGACCGAAGTCTTCCTCCCCGGAGCATTCGACGCAGTCACCCGCGCCGCGCACCGCGTAAAGTTGCTCATGGGCCACGACTCGAAAGGCCTCCCGCTCGGACGCGCCACGACACTCCGCGAAGACGCCAACGGCCTATACGGAGAGTTCCGCGTGTCGAAGACCGACATCGGCGATCAAGCACTCGAACTCATCCGCGACGGAGTGCTGACTAATCTCTCGGTCGGCTTCCAGCCGTTGAAAGATAACCGCCGAAAGGATGGCATCGTCGAGCGCGTAAAGGCTCACCTCGCCGAAGTATCCCTCGTCACGTTCGGCGCTTATGGAGAGAAGGCCGCAGTCGCCGCAGTCCGTGAAGTCATCGAAAAGCCAAACCTCGCCCAACTCGAAAACGTGTTAGCGAAAATCCGCAAATGATCTCTAGGAACTACGACATCACGTCTACACGCCAAATCGTCGTACCCGCCGACGACGTAGCGCGAACGATCTACCTACAAATAACCGGGAACGCCGCCGTCTATGTTGGTGGCGCGGACGTAACCTCCGCCAACGGGCTCCCCTACGAAAAGCACTCTTCGCCGCATACCGTATTCGTCCCGAAGGGCGAGACACTCTTCGCAGTCTGCGCGGCAGAAACGACCGACTCTCTTCGCGTCCTCACCCCGAACACGGATTAGCCGTCCGTGCCGTGGCACATTGAAACCACTCACCCGGACTGCCGTTCCGGGTATGCCGTCGTCAAGGACGATGACGGCTCAGTCGAAGGATGCCATCGCACACGCCGCGAAGCACTAGCGCAACTCGCCGCACTCAACATCGCCGAGGCAGACCGAAACGAACTCGACGCGATGCGCGAGACACGCCAAGAGTCCTACAAGCCAAACGATGCGATGGTCGCCGAAGCCCGACGCGGCCTCGAATGGCGGCAGACATTCGGACGAGGCGGAACCGAAGTCGGCGTCGCTCGTGCTCGAGACATCACAAACCGACGCGGCCTCTCTCTCGACACGGTCGTCCGGATGCGTTCCTACTTCGCTCGCCACGAAGTCGATAAGCAGGGCGAAGGCTTCAGCCGAGGCGAACCCGGCTACCCGTCCGCCGGGCGTATCGCGTGGGCGCTATGGGGCGGAGACGCCGGGAAAGCATGGGCAGAAGGGATTCTCCGTGAACGCGACCGTTAGATGCGATAAATGTCTCGTGATCGTGCGACCGATCGCAAACGTTACGAACGGATGCGGATGCGACCCGGACGCGCCGACATGGATCGCCTATCTCGCTAACGGTCGATTCATGGCGATGAGTCATGCCCGGATGACGCTTGTAGAAACGTCCGATTTGCCCTTAGAATCCGATTAGGCCGCACCTCCGGCTCGCGTGAAGCGCACCTCCCGTAAGGGACACCCGCTCCGTAGAGCGATGGACACCCGGAAACAATAGAACCCGAACATCTCTCTAAAGGATTAGACCAATGAAGAACCCATTCCTCGCCTCTCTCCATGAGAAGCGCAACCAAAAGGCAGACCTCATCGACGCGACGTTGAACCGCGCCGCCGAAGAGGATCGCGACATCACCGAGATCGAGGCCTCCAACGTGCAGGCACTCGCCAAGGAGATCGAGGCGCTCGACGCCCGCATCTCGCAGGTGACCGACATCGAAACGCGCAAGGCTGAAGCCGCCGAACTCGCCCGCAAGGTCGAAGGCGACAAGGTCGAGGCTCGTCAGGCTGGCGGCTGGAAGGTGACCCGCGAAGAGCGCACCTACCGTCCCGACGGCGATCACTCGTTCATCCGTGACGCATTCGCCTCTCAAGTGCTCGGCGACTTCGACGCGCAACAGCGCATCGCCCGTCATCAGCAGGAAGAGCGCATCGAGAAGCGCGACGTCACCTCGGCAAACTTCGCCGGGCTCGTCGTCCCGCAGTTCCTGACCGACCTCGCCGCGCCATTCGCCCGCGCTGGTCGCCCGTTCATGGACGTATCGCGTCGCCACGCCCTCCCCGCTAACGGCCTCACCCTCTCGATCTCGAGAGTGACGACCGGAAGCGCCGTCGCCGTGCAGACCGAAGGCTCCGCCGTTCAGGAAACCAACATGGACGACACGAAGTTGGACGTCTCGGTCGTAACCGTGGCAGGCCAGCAGAACGTGAGCCGTCAGGCTCTCGAGCGTGGCACGGGAATTGACTCCCTCGTCATGGCTGACCTCGTGTCCGCCTATCACACGCAGTTGGACGCGCTGAACGTCACCACTTCGGCGACTTCGCTCACGAACACGATCACTCAGGTAGTGACCTACACCGACGGAAGCCCGACGGTCGCAGAGTTGTACCCGAAGATTATGGACGGCATCCAGCGGATTCAGACCAATTACTTCGGTGGCCCGAACTTCATCCTCATGCACCCGCGTCGGTTGGCGTTCATCCTCGCCGCACTCGACAACAACAACCGCCCCTTGGCGCTTCCGCAGGCCAACGGCCCGCAGAACGCCTTCTCGGTCGGCGACGGTTCAGTCGTGTACGGCAACTCCGGCTACACGATCGCAGGCTTGCCCGTCATCACCGACGCCAACGTCACCACGACGAACGGCGTTGGCGGTAACGAGGACGTGATCATCATCGGCAACACGCAGGAATCGCACCTGTGGGAAACCGCTGGCGGCTCGCCTTTCATGCTCCGATTCGAGGACGTCAAGTCCGCCGAACTCGAGGTGAAGATGGTCGTCTACGGTTACAGCGCCTACACCGCCGCCCGCTACCCGAACGCATTCGCGCTCATCGGCGGAACTGGCCTCGTAACGCCAACCTTCTAGCGATCTGAGAGCGCCGGGTCGTTACGACCCTTTCGGCCCGGTGCTCTCCTCCTAGAATCCGATCATGTCTAAGGCACTCATAGACGCACTACTCGAGGAGCGACGCGGTTATGTCGCACGGCACAAACTCGAGCGCGTTCAGGCCATAGACGAGCAGTTGGCCCGCCTCGGCTACACGCCCTCCGGTTCTCCTCCTCCCGTCGAGAGCGTCGTAGTACCCGCTCCGGGGCGGGCTAACACCACCCCAACCAAGAAAACACGCGCACGAAAGAAGGCTTAGCGAATGGCAATAACGAACGGGTACGCCACGCTGACCGAGTTTCAGAACTACACCGGGATGTCGACGCTCACAGCGGCAGAGACGGCAACCATTGAAGACGCGATCGAAGCCGCGTCACGTTCGATCGACCGGATCGCGAACCGCCGCTTCTATCTCGACGCCGTCGCTACGGCCCGCCTCTACCGTCCGAGCGACTTCTATAAACTCATCGTCGACGACATCGGGTCCACGACAAACCTTGCCGTCGCACTCGACGCCACCGGACAAGGCTCCTACACCGATCCGCTCGTACTGAATACCGACTACATTCTCGACCCGATCAACGCCGCCTCGAAGGGCCGTCCGTGGACGATGCTTACGATCGTCGGAGGTACGACGTGGCCCTTCCCAACTAACTATCGTCCAGTCGCACAAGTAACCGCCCGATGGGGATGGCCTAGCGTCCCGGACGACATCTCCGAAGCAACGCTGATCCTCGCCGCCGACTACGTCAAGCGCGCCTCCAGCGTCGGAGGAGTCGTCGGACTCTCCGAACTCGGCGCGATCCGCATGAGCCCACTAGGAAGAGACATCGCCGCGATCGTCCGCGCATACCGCCGAGAAGTCGTCGCATGACCCCGTCGCAAGTACGCGACGCACTCAAGACCGCGATAAACGTCGCCGGGCTCCGCGTCTACGACACCGTCCCCGACGGCCTCATCCCGCCCGCCCTCGTCATCGGGCAACTCTCGATCGAATGGGATCTCGTCTTCAAGCGCGGCGCAGACACCGCGAAC